CTTCCGTGAAGCCTGCAACAATACTTGAACCATTAAAAGTTCGTATTGTAACGTCAGAAGAGAGCTATATGAGTCGTTGTAAAACAACTCAAGTAGACCTCTGGAAGAACCTTCTAAAAAAAGAAGAATTTGCTTTGGTTAGAGGAGAGGATATTAACCCTTTTCTTTCAAAGTATCTTCTTAATGAAAGTTCTCTTCCATTATGGATCTCCGGAGACTACTCCGCAGCCACTGACAATCTTAATAGACACATTATTAATAATGTGACTACCGGGCTTCTACCTTATTTAAGGAGTGAGGATCATAAATCCTTTCTCCTTAATTCAGGACTTCACAACATCCATTATAAAGATGGTGTTGAAAAACAAGAGAACGGCCAACTAATGGGTTCTCTCACCTCCTTTCCACTGTTATGCTATATTAATTACCTAGCATACCAGTATTGTTGCTCAATATCTCCTAAGGATTTCTCATCCTTTTGTCTTATTAATGGAGATGATATTTTGTTCAGAGCAACTCAAGAGGGTTACGATTTATGGAAGAAAATCGTTCCATGCTTTGGATTAACACCATCTCTTGGAAAGAACTACTCATCAGAGAAGTTCTTTATGATTAATTCAAGAATCTTCTTTTTTAACAAAGAAGGTCTCGAAATCAAAGAGATGCCATTTGTTAATTGGGCTCTTCTTAATAAGAGTCCTATCAACACCAAAGCAGATCCACATTTTACTAATGTACATGTGGATCATAACCCTTTTGACCCTCCCTATGGAGCAATGCTTCGTTGTTTGTGGAAACAGGCTCAAGCTTCTTCTTTATTAATAAAGAAGAAGCTATACGGCCTTTTTCTTAGCACTCACAAGAAGCACATCTCTCAATCAACGAGAGACTTGCTAGTACCAACCATTTTAGGTGGTATGGGAGGTTTAGACCTTTCGGAGTTCCGAAAAACTGAACTCTTAACAAAAGGTCAGAGACTTAAGATGGTAAACGGATTTAGATTCCGTTTAAGTCTCTACGCATTAAGGCGTGGACTATATCCTGTCGCTATTAATAGCGTGAACAAACAGGCAACCATCTTTGGGCGAGCTGTCGCGCCCTATATCGGAGGAGGCGATCCTGAATTGGATCCCATGCCACTGATGGCGAATAAGTTCTCTTTTATTAATAAAAGAGAACAAAGATCTCTTCCCAAGGTTAAAACTTGGTTAAGGAGAGTCATTGGTCCATCCTCCTTCATTAAGACCCGAATACCCGACGGGGTACCCAATCTTTTGTAGGCCATTACTCCAATAGAAGCAGCGCGTGTAGCGAAAGTGCTCTACTTACTCACACGAAAGGTAAATCGTGGGCTTGCCTTAATTGGCCGTCCCAGGACAACGATTCCGCACGAGAAAACGTGTAGGTAACTATCACCAGTAGCTCGACTTCTAT